CGTCTCTCATTTGGGGTCATGATCCGAATAACGGCAAGTTTTTTGTCGGCACAAAATCATATTTTAATAAGACACCAAAAGTGAACTTTACCCCGGAAGACATTGATGCTAATCATGGTCATCAGCCACACCTTGCAGAACGCATGAAAATGCTTCTGAAGGTCTTGAAGAAGGTCACACCTCGCAAGGGAATATTCCAAGGAGATGTGCTTTATGTGGGCCATGATGTGTCAGAATATAAAGATAATCTATCTTTCACTCCGAATACGCTTACATATAATGTTCCTAAGAATTCAACTGAGGGCCGCAAGATTTTAAAATCGAAGGTGGGTATTGCGGTTCATACGCAATATGTGCCTGATAAGGACGGTACTCTACACGCCCAATATGGGGTAGATCATTCCCAATTTGGGAAGGATGATGATGTACATTTGGTCGATACTAAGGTATCAGGACCGTTTGATTATCCGGTGCAAGATCGCAAGAAATTTCTTGATCATGTTAAGAAAGCAACCGAGCTACAAGCCAAGTTAGGTGATACTGATGTATTTCATCAACACGAAAAGCTATTATTGGCATATATTAATCAGAATGTCAGAACGAAACGCGAGAACACGGTAGAAGGATATATTGCGTTTCTACACCAACAATTCGCAAAGCGTACTGATACCGTCAAGTTGGATTCGACCAAACAATCAATTCGAGGCGAACTTGATAAAGAATTAAAGAATGTTGCAGCGAACAAATCGACATTTAATGCGTTATTTCAAGCACACAAACACATTCAACAGGCGAAAGGAGTATTATTAAAGGCTCTTTCGGCGTCGTCACCATACAAGGAAACTATTCTTGGTGCGCCTTCAAAGCCAGAAGGATTTGTTGCCAGTCATAAAGGTAAAGCAACCAAGCTAGTGGACCGACAGCATTTTTCAGCGGCTAATTTTGATTTTAATGACAAGGTAAACCCGGAAGATTCTCCAACGGTTTTAACATGGGGAAGATTTAATCCGGTTACAAAAGGTCACGAGAAATTAGTTAAGAAAGGCGATGATGTTGCTCGACGTATTGGAGCAAAGCATCAGGTAGTTACAACTAATACGACAGGTGATAAGGACAATCCTTTAACACCTCAAGATAAACTTAAGTGGCTTAAGACATTGTTTCCCGGTCAAGATGTTGCTTTGGCCGGTCATGAATCTTCGACAATTATAGCACAATTACAACAATTACATCATAAGGGAGTTCGCGATGTCACTCTTGTCGCGGGAAATGATCGAATTCCAGAATATACTAGGATATTACAAAAATATAACGGACCCGGAAAGCTTTTTCATTTCAAGCGTGCCAGAATTGTATCGTCTGGCAACCGCGATCCTGATTCAACAGGAACAGAAGGCATCTCAGCCAGCAAGGTCAGAGACGCAGCAAAGAAAGGAGATTATGAATCGTTTAAAGCGGGCATGCCGTTAGGATTGGACGATCATAAGCACAAGGAACTTTTCCATCATGTTCGAGCCGCTTTGGACGCTGTGAAGATTGGTAAGGATACAGAAGGTCACGCATTGGCAATTTATTCGCGTCGTCCATTCGGAGATAAGATTGGTGATGATGCGCGGCGAGAGATTATAAGACGGAAACAGGATGGGTCATGGAAAGGCATGAAAAGTGATAAAACGGTAAATAATAATAAAGAAAAGGAAAAAGCTGCCCATGGCTGATTTGTTAGATTCCATCCGAAATCATTTTAACCCACAATCAAAAGAGACAACAACAACACCGGGTAGTGGTGGAGGTGGTATTTCTGAGGGTGTGGATAGAATTACAAAACCATTAAAAGCGCATCGTGATTCAATCACAGAAGCATATAAACAAATGCAGGAATATATGGGTGATGGTGCAGCGGTTGCTGGTGGTGTTAAAGTGGATGATGGAAAAAAACAAGATAAAGTAAAGATTGGTGGGAAAACTCCGGTCGATTTAGCTCCTGAGACTAAAAATGTAATGCCAAAGGACACGAAACCAGTATCAACTAAAAAGAACAATGTAATTAAGAAAGTTACAACAAATGAAGGTATATTAGGTGGTGTACTAAGGGGTGCTGGTAATATTGCTAAAGTAGGATTGGCGGTTACTGGCCATACAATAATGCGCAATGCGGGAGTTAATCCAAAACTTGCACATGCTATTGGTATAGCAGCATTATCAGGGTTTAGAGGAGCAAGACACGGTCGTGTTCGTTCTTCTGCTCCTGTAGCTTCATCTAGTGGTAATCAACACTCTGAACCAACTGAAATAACACCATCAATGGCGCGTGATATTTCAAAAAGATATAATCCTCGTGGGGAAAAGAATTTTCATAATCTTACAACAAGTGAAATGGGCAAGTATCACTCTTTGGCAAAACATTTTGGACACAAATCTAATGTTGGGACAGCAGGACATTCGTTTTTTAGCCGCACTCAAGGATTGGCATCTCAAATTAAAGACCCTCCTGCGGCTAAAAAAGGTATGACTGGTGCTGAATATAAAGCAGCAAAAAAGTCTTTGGTTGATAAAAATCATCCGTTTTATCAAACCGATCATTCTAAAATGCAGCCAAGAAGCGATCCACAGAACAGAACACCGGCACCAGCGGCACCAGCGGCAGCAGCACCGGCAGCGTCATTGGCTTCAAAAATGTCAAATTCTTTCATGGGACATTTTGCGAAAAAAGTTTATGCGGCTGCGCGCGATATCAACACATCGCAGGCAAAACAGAATAATCGTTTCGGACAAAACACGAGATTTAAACCGAAAAATAAATCTATAAAATCTGCTGCGCCTATGGCAGAAGATTTTCTTGACAAGTCGTTACAAACAGTATTAAAGATACGCAATGGTCTTCAAAAACGGGAAGGGAAAAACTGATACTGCTGGTCAGGAAAACGCGGGTGATGATCATCTGATTAATTGTCTGCGCAAGATTATCGACACCGGTTGTTCACGAACTGTAAAATTTTTGGATAAAAGTGAACTGATGGTCGATAAACTAACAGCATTGGGGATGTTAGAGCTATACAACAACCTCAGAACAACCATTGACAAGGAACGCATGTTTAATTTTATTCATGCGTCTGCCAAATCCTTTGAAAGGATGTGTCTGATTATCTAACTTTGATCTTTGATAAATACTCCTAGAAAAACAACAAAAACTAGGAGTAAACCTATGGCACAATGGGGAAAAGCAGCTAACTCAGCGCATTCAGTTAAGTGGGCAGCCGCTTCAATAAACGCTGGTTCTGGCAACGCTGCGCGAGCGTCAAACAACACTGCATTGTATAATAATACTTCTGTTGGCGCGTTTACTACTCATAATCAAAAAGTAGTAATTGGACAGTTTGCTGTTTCAACAACGAATCTTAATGTTTCGACTGGAGAATGTCCAAAAGTTCGTGCTCCCGGTTATCAGTTGCGTCGAGCATGGATGGGTCCAGTTGTCTCGCTTGCTGTTTCTAACACAGGTTCTGGTTTTGCCAACGGTGAAACTGTTCTTCTTTCAGGCGGTTCTGTTAATTGTGTTGCAAGACTTACGAGCAATTCGGGAGGATCGTTAACATCAGCAGCAGTTTCAAGTAATAGTGGTGGTGTATTTGCTAATGCGTCTTCTGTGGCGTTTTCTTTCCGTCGCGAACAACATGTGGCAAACATTACGGTTACTGGTAACTGTGCTGGTTTTCAGAACACTGATTATTTGGTTGGCACAAACTCTAATGGACAGATTGCTTTTGTTGCGGCTAATGCAACAATTCAAACTAACTCGCAAGGTGGGTTTACTAACGGTACTATTACCTTAACTAATGTTGGTTTGTTTTCGAATACTGCGGCAAATTCTGATGTTACTGTAACAGCATTTGCTGCAAACGGTTCGGCTTCAGCCGGAACGGGTGCCACATTGTTGGTTAAGTTGACCACATCCACAAATGGTGGTTTGACACCAACGATGGGAGGGCGTGCTGGTCGAGTGCATTACGAATGTTTGGTGGAATCTTCTTCAGTTGCTAATTCGGATGCAACCTCTCGTCTACCTAATACCTAATTTTTAGGAATTAGATAATGGTTGATCAGGCGAAAAGAATTCCAGACCTACCAGTTAAAACATCTGTAGCTCCTACAGATCAGTTGGTGTTTGTTTTTGGTGCGGCAAATAGTTCTACTGCACAGACAGCACTTTTGGCTGTGTCTGATTTATATTCTAATACTATTGCTGATCCTAGTTCTAACAGTGAGTTACAAGTTCCAAAAGGTACGCTTCTTTTTTCTAATAATTTTGGTTATATAGCATTAGCTAACAATTATGTGAAGAGGTTTGCTATATCAGATTTTTAATTGGTGAGTGAATGTGCAATTGCTTAATAATAAAAACCTATTAATATATGCAGCACAGAATTACAGCAATCCGACATGTAGGTCCACAGAAGAGTTCATGGAAGACCTACGAAGGTTGAAATATCTGCGCAAGTTGATAACGAGGTACAAAGAAACAGGAGAGCTTAAAGAGCGTTTGATTCTGAATCATATTATTATTCTTTCGAATGTATTTGCCAGTGAACCGTTGTGTCGTATATTATTTCTTAAAATGGAAACGGTGTTTGATTGTGTGAAACCTTTTTTAGTCGGTTTAGATATTATGATAGATCGTATTGTGAATGTTGGAAGAGAGCGCATTGTACAAACTGAATTTATTCCTATGGATCAACATATAGTAGAAAAGATAAGGCCGATTTTCAATGCCACAGTCAGATAAACCAGTAGTTTTACAAACTCATAAAGTTTCAGCAGGAAATGTGAAGCAAGTTTCCAAGCAAACTGGTGTACCGGCTAAAGGTGTGATTAAGATGATTCGTAATTTTAATTCGGCTAGATTGTCTGATTTTTACAAGGATGATCCGGGCAAAAAGCCTACTACAGCACCTTTTGATATGACACGATGGAGACGATTAAAACGAATGAGCGAGGATGCTCCTACCAACAGCATGGGGGATTCTGATACATCGAAAGGACCGGTTCGAACTTTTGATCCTATTTTGAAAACCAGACGCAAGGCTACCCATATATTGCGTCGTTTCAAAACTTTTGTAAAAAAAGAAAATTGACAAATCGCGTCTAAAGGCGCATATTAATTTGTTATGTCTTTTGTTGATCTAAAATATATTTTACTATTATCTACACGCCTTCGGAATTTTAAGCAGAAATCTTCAAATCTGTTTAATTTCGCGTGCGTGTTTTGTGGCGATTCTAAGATAAAAACTAGTAAATCTCGTGGGTACATTTACGAGCGTAATAATTCATATTTTTATTTTTGTCACAACTGTGGGCATTCGTGTAAGTTTGAATTGGCTCTGAAAGAAATCGATTATCGACTTTTTAAAGAATATTGTCTGGAAAAATTTGGAGATAAGCGCGATCTTCGCGAGCTAGAGGGGGACGAGCCGTCTCAAATCCCTGTATATTTTTCAACAGACTTTGCGCTAACCGAATTGCGAAAATTGCAGCGTATTTCGCGATTAGAATCAAATCATCCAGCGCGACAATATTCATAAAAACGAAAAATTCCATTGCAGTATCAGGCTATGTTCAGATGGTGTCCCAATTTTATGACATGGACCAACCTTGTCAAGCCAAAGAAATTTTCTGAAAAAGTATTGCAACGCGATGAAGGAAGAATTCTCATGCCTTTTTTTGATAAAAAAGGTAAGTTTTTCGCATATCAAGGTCGTTCGATTATTAATGTTTCGGCCCGTCCAGTTGTACGATATATCACTATTGTGTTGGATGATCAGGTGCCCACTATTTTTGGTTTGGATAAAGTTGATCTAACTAAAGATGTGTATGTGTTTGAAGGTCCGATTGATGCGACATTTGTTCCTAACTCACTTGCGATTGCTGGTAGTAACATTTTTGATTTGACAAAAGTAGGTGATAGGAGTACATTTGTTCTTTGTTTTGATAATGAACCTCGTTCTCCTGAAACAAAAAAGAAAATTACAAAAGCTATTATTCAAGGCTATCGTGTTTGTATTTGGCCGAATGGAATTGTGGAAAAAGATGTCAACGACATGATTTTGAAAGGCGAGAAAGATATCGAGGGGGTGATTCGGTCTAATATATTTTCAGGTTTGAATGCTCAAACACGATTAGCAGCATGGAGCAAGGTATGAGTTTGCACAGGATATTGGGATGCGGTTAGAAGAGAAAGTTAAATTTTATTGTTACAGGATGTGTGAATTGTTAGGTCAACCTCCTGAAGAAGAAATTACATTAGATAATGGAAAACCTTTCATTCAAAAGAATTGGTTGTATTACGAGCACGATGTACGACAGTGGTTTATCTTGGAAGCGTTTCGCAAGGTTCGTGAAGAGTTTTGGAACGAGGATAAGATATTAAAAGCATTGGAAAAGAAAGATGGTGAGATTTCCTGATAAGTTTGAACAATTAACGCGTGCGGTTTGTCGTCGTCTTGGTTACGATGAAAATCGTTGGCGAGATTTTTATAATATTGTTGAGGAGGAGGTTATCAGGGTTGAGACACGCAACTTATTGAGTGATCTTGCGACCGTTCCTGTACTGAATGAAGAAGGCGAAACTGATAAATAAACGAACATAATTTCTTCCTGAAATTGTTAATCTTTAAGCCACAATAATCCCGTATTGTGGTTAGTTTTTTTGTGCCGTTAAGAGGAGTTCCAATGCTTTCCCCATCTGCTGATCTTGAAATCAATTATTTTCCAACTGAATTCCAACATTTCATTTACAAGTCAAGATACGCAAGATTCTTACACGATAAAAACAGACGGGAGAATTGGCCGGAAACGGTTGCTAGATATTTTGATTTTTTCAAAATTCATTTGAAGGAGGTGTGTGGTTACGAGCTAACAAAAGAACTGCGCGCAGAACTGGAACATGCTGTTCTGACATTGGAGGTGGTTCCGTCGATGCGAGCACTCATGACCGCAGGACAAGCGTTACAGAAAAGTAACATTGCTGCATATAATTGTTCGTATATCACAATCGATCATACGAAAGCGTTTGCAGAATTATTGTATATTCTCATGAATGGAACCGGTGTTGGTTTCTCTGTTGAACGACAGTATGTGAATAAGCTTCCTGAAATTCCTGATGAATTATATCCATCAGACACAACGATTGTAGTTGGTGATTCAAAGTTAGGATGGGCAAAAGCGTTACACGAATTAATTTCGTTGTTGTATGTTGGTAATATCCCAAGATGGGATTTGAGTAAATTGCGTCCTGCTGGTGCTGTGTTGAAAACATTCGGTGGTCGTTCATCAGGACCGGAACCATTGGGAAGATTGTTTAATTTCGTTGTTGAAACTTTCAAAAATAATAAAGGACAAAAACTTACATCAATTGATTGTCATGATTTGTGTTGCATGATTGGTCATGTCGTTGTGGTGGGGGGTGTGCGTCGTTCAGCACTCATTTCGTTGTCTAACCTTTCAGATGATCGTATGCGTAATGCAAAGATGGGACAGTGGTGGACCCTGACACCGTATCGTTCTATTTCTAACAACTCAGCAGTATATACTGACGAGCAACCAACGATGTCGGTGTTTCTGACAGAGTGGAAAGCGTTGTATGATTCAAAGAGTGGTGAGCGTGGTATATTTTCACGGCATGCGGCAAAGCATGTTGTCGAACGCAGTAATACATTCCGTAAACAACATTTTGGAGACAACAAGCAAATCCGATATCGAGACGTGGGGCACGATTTCGGAACCAATCCCTGTTCTGAGATTATCCTCCGTGACAAGGAATTTTGCAACCTTAGTGAGGTAGTAATTCGTCCAAGTGATACATTGGACGATCTAAAGCGTAAGGTGCGTCTGGCAACTATTCTTGGTACTTTTCAATCAACACTTACTGAGTTTAAATTTCTCACAAAGCGTTGGAAGGATAACACCGAGGATGAACGCTTGTTAGGTGTATCTCTAACCGGCATCATGGACAACAAGTTAACATCAGGTCAGCTTGGAATAAACAAGCTGAAGGATGCTCTAACTGAAATGCGAAAGGTGGCGATTCAGACGAATTTAGACAAATCAAAAAAGATGGGGATTCCAGCATCGGTTGCCACGACAGACATAAAGCCGTCAGGTACGGTATCAACTTTAGTAGACTCATCTTCGGGTATCCATGCTCGTCATGCTCCTTACTATTTACGCACCGTGCGCGCGGACAAGAAAGACCCACTTGCACAGATGATGGTGGATCAGAAATTTTATCATGAACCTGATGCAGCAGCACCAAACGATAATTGGGTTTTTTATTTTCCGATTCAGGCTCCAAAAAATGCAATTTTTCGGCATGAACTTTCGGCCATTGAACAATTGGAAATTTGGCTAATTTATCAAAAATATTGGACTGAACATAAGCCGTCTTGCACAATTTCGGTGCGCGAACCTGAATGGCTCGATGTTGGTGCATGGTGTTATAGAAATTTTAATTTTCTTTCGGGGATTTCGTTTTTACCGTTTTCAGATCATACATATGTGCAAGCACCGTTTCAGGATATTGACGAAGAAAATTATAAAAAATGGTACGAGAAGGTACCGAAAGTTGTTGACTGGAATAAGCTTTCAGAGTATGAAAAGAGCGATCAAACAGTTGGTAGTCAAGAATTAGCTTGTTCTGGTGCGAAGGATGAAACAACAGGAGCAATTCTAACAGAAGGTTGTTTAGTGTGATTCAAGGAGATAAGCCTGTTGATAGCAAGTAATCGAAGCTTGTCGATGGTTGAACGGGTAGTGCCGCGCTATATCAAGCACCGCAGAGGGTTGATGGTCCCGCAGATGAATATGCAGGAGGGCAACACAATAATATAATGAACGAGTGGCGTTACTGGTTTGCGTGGTTTCCTGTTGAAACGGTTAAAGTTCTTTTTCGACCAGAAGAAGGAATTTCGTGGTATGAAGACGATTATGCGTGGTTTGAATGGATTGAGTGCCGTGTAGGTCCATATGGAGGTATGGAATATCGTAGAATTGGTTGCGATTACGATTATTGAGGTGAAAAATGAAATTTAATATTGATGAATTTATTGAAAAAGGTTTCGTTATGGAAACACCATTCGAAACTATTAATTCTCGTATTGAAGCCTTGCAAGAACAAGGTTTAAGTGATGATGAGATTATTGAAAAATTGAATGGGAGAAAATTAATTGATGCACAAAGTTTTCAACCATATCTTTTAATTGAAGGACATCGTTTTTATTTGCAACGACGCGAGGTTGTTACCGAGCCTGAAATTCAAGTTCCTACAAAGAAACGCGTTCGTAAAAAAAGGACAGTAAAATCATGACAAAAGATCATGCACAAATGTCGGCATTGCTGATTGATTTAGTTGATATTATTCAGAAACATGTTCATGATGATAATGCTCGTTATAGCATATATGAGGAAATGGTCGAATATCTGTTTGATGATGATGAGGTGTTGGAAACAGCAGTTGGCGATGATCCAATGTTCGATACGGTGTACCGAGAACATTTAGGCGATGAACGAGAGGAAACTGAAGAGGATTAACACCGATAAATACCACTGCGGAGGATTCTCCAATGTGGTATTATCAGAACAACCCGATTGATCCTGAACAGCTTAATGGATATAAGAGTTTCGTTTATCTAATCACTAATACTGTTAATGACAAAAAATATGTGGGTAAAAAGAAATTACAGTTTACTCGCAAAAAGAAAGTCAAGAACAGTAAGCGTCGAGTGACAGAGATACGCGAATCAGATTGGGCAGAGTATTATGGTTCGTCTGAGGCTTTGGCTAAAGATATTGTGAAATATGGTAAGGATGCGTTTCGTCGTGAGATATTATATTTGTGTAACACTCATACCGAGGCAACTTATTTGGAACTGAAAGAACAAGTGATTCGTGATGTTTTATTACGCCCTGCTGATTACTACAATTCTTATGTGGGATGTCGCCTTAATCGCACTCATTTATTGGGTAATTGGAAAGATGATCAATGATAATAGTTGAGGTATATCAGATGCAAATTGTTGATGAGGTTTGGGTGCATTTAGAAGATAATCATAGATCACCGTTAGAAAGAAAACGATATCATTTTCGTGAATTAAGTGAAATCAATAAAAATGAATTGATTACATTTTTGAGTGAATTGAGAAACTATTTTGGATTTAAACTTGAGACAACACAAGCAGGAATTAAATGACTAAACCGTTTTTTGCTATGCATTATAACTATTTTGATGATCCTACACAGTCGCCTGATTTCATTTATGCGAATCTTGATTGGCAGGCCGAATGGATAGGCGAGGATCAGACCCGGTATCTTGGTCATCATAATGAATGGGTAGATCGTTCATCAGATACAAATGAAGATTATGATGAAAAATCATTAAAATTGGATTCTCCGGGTTTTCAACATTGGATTGACGATCAGTTAGATCGC